AAGAGAGGAAAAATAATTATGAAAAAAATACTATTATTTCTATTATTTTCAAATCTATTTTTTGCTCAAGAAGACTATCAGGTTTTCAATGATTTTTATGATAATGTTGGTCTGTCTGATTATCAAATTAAAGTACTTGATAGTTATAAAAATAAAAAATTTGTCAGCGAAACTGTTTTTTTAGATGATTTAAAGAAACTTGTTGATAATAAAATATACACACCCTCTGAATTTCAAGCAGAATGTTTAGGTTATTATTTCGGAATAGAAAAAGCATCAGGAAAAATCAATGAACTAAAAAAATAC